GATCACGAAGGTGTTGAACATCGCGTGTTAGAAGATTACAATCGAAACGTTTTACTTTGCGATCTTACAGCTCAGCCCGATCATATCAAAGCAGTAATCAACAACACGATTAAAGACGAAATTGACCAGGAAAAGAATATCAGCCAAGTTGGTATTCGACTTATGAAGTTTTGCGCTCAATTTGATCTAGCTAAAATTGCTGAACAAGCACAAAGCTATGCAGACCCACTAAATGCAAGGTATCATCAATGACTACTAAAACTAAGGTACTAGTTCCAAATAAGTTTTGGATTGTTGAGCGTGGTGGAGAAAAGATTGCTACATTAAGCAAGGAAAAGAAAGGCTACACTTTATTAAGTCGTGGCCAAAGATATGATCTCCATGATTTAACAGAAATTAAAGAAAGATTTGGCATTACTATTGATTCGTTAGATGCTCCTGTAGAAAAGAAAAAAGAAGCTGCTAACGACATTGACGGGTTTCCAGTTAACGGAAAAGCATTTAATCCTCTGTGGAATGTTCAAAAAAAATTACCAATATATGCAAAGAGTGTAAAAAGTAAAAGCCTATATTGTGCAGGTTATTATGTAATTAAATTTAGAAAAGGATGGGTTAAATCCTTTTGTCCAAAGCTAATTACATTAGAAAGATATCCATTTAAAGGTCCATATAAGACCGAATTAGAAATGAGAACTATGTTAAATTCTTTGAGTAGGGATACTGATGCAACCACTTAACACATTACCTATCGAAATGTTCCTAGAAAAGGCTCGAATTGCTCGAAAAAGTGGCCAAAAGAGCCTCAATTTGACCATAGATGAGGCCGGAATGCTAGAAGAATCTTTAGCCGTAGTAATGACACGTATTGCTGGAGAATTAGATGCAATAGCATTCAATATTCAGCAGCAAGACAATATTACCATTTCTATGGACGGGGGCAGTCTCTAGCCCAAAACGACTAAATATAAGCGTATATATTATTGTGAGATACGCTTATATGAGTAGACCCAAGCCCGTAATATTATTAGAAATTACGAATAAGAAGACCTATAAGACTGAGCAAGTTTTAGAAGCTGATGCCATTTGGGCGGTCTTTTATAAAGATCGTCCAGTTAATTTGAAAACCTTTAGTATGTTAGCACATCAACTAGGTCCAAAATATAAAAAGGTATCCTTTTCAAATAGCGGCCATGCTATTAACTTAGCTGAAAAACTTAACAAGCTATTCAACTGCACAGACTTTTCTGTTTATAAATTAACATCGGGCGAAAAGATGCAATAATGGACATTAAGAGCCATTTAACTAAAATAGTCAGCGATCATTTAGGTTGGTCAACCGACGCAAAGACATTGGCTAAAAATCACAGTTTAATTTGGCAAAATCCACGTAAGAAGTTAGATGGTGGCTTCCGTTTAACTGAATACGGATTTGAAGTGTTCACTTCTCAAATGGACATGAAAAGCTACGATATAAATTTTCCAAAAGAAATCACTATTACAAACCAAGTTACTATTTGGTTAGACAGATTTATCGACGGTCCATATTACCTTACTAAAAAATCAATCGTTGTTTTTAAAGAAAAAACCGCAGTTCAACTGGTACTGTTTAGCGGTGATGTTCAAAAGTTCGGCTTTGCTAAAGCTATGTCGAACCAAAATAATTCTGAGATGTCAGAAAAAACCAGTTGACCGCTAGTACCTTTTACATTATAATCACGAAACAGTAAGACGCTGTATTCATCAACTCAACTAAAAGGTTTTATTACATGGCAGAAGTAGCAAGTGTTAATCGGACACAGACTCCTAACGAAGCAAAGGCCGCTATTCGCAAGTGCTTCAAGGTAAATCGTCCTGTGTTCATGTGGGGTCCTCCAGGCATTGGTAAGTCCGATATTGTTCACCAGATTGGTGCTGAACAGGATCGCGAAGTTATCGATATTCGACTTTCTCTTTGGGAACCCACTGACATCAAGGGCATTCCTTTTTATAATCCCGACCTGCAGACGATGACTTGGGCACCGCCAATTGAGCTTCCAAGCGATCCTGAATCCACTGCAATTTTGTTCCTAGACGAACTTAACTCCGCTGCTCCTGCTACTCAGGCCGCTGCATATCAGCTAATTCTTAACCGTCGAGTTGGTACTTACCGACTGCCTAAGGGTGTAAGCATTGTTGCTGCTGGTAACCGCGAAAGCGACAAGGGTGTTACTTATCGTATGCCTGCTCCGCTTGCTAATCGCTTCCTACATCTTGAACTGAAGACTAGCTTCGATGATTGGCAGGAATGGGCTGTTAAGAACAAGATCCACGAACAAGTAGTTGGCTACCTCGGCTTTGCCAAGCAGGACCTTTATGACTTTGATCCGAAGAGTGCAAGTCGTGCTTTTGCAACTCCGCGTTCTTGGTCGTTTGTTTCCGATCTACTCGGCGACGACGACCTCGGTGACAGCACACTAACTGACCTAGTTGCAGGTGCAGTCGGTGACGGACTTGCTGTTAAGTTTATGGCACATCGTAAGATTGCCAAGCAGCTACCGCGTCCTGAACAAGTTCTCAAGGGTGAAGTTAAGAAGCTAAACATTAAGGAAATTTCAGCAATGTACTCGCTGACTATTTCTATGTGTTACGAGCTACAGACTGCACACGAAAAGAAGGAAAAGGACTGGAACGAACAGGCAGATTGCTTCTTCCGTTTCATGATGGACAACTTCCCGACTGAGCTTGTTGTTATGGGCGCTAAGGTCGCACTTACTCAGTATAACCTTCCGTTTGATGCTTCGAAGCTTAATAGCTTTGATGAATTCCACGAAAAGTACGGTAAGTACATTATCTCCGCCATGGAGTAAAACCGAGAATAAAGGGCCTTCGGGCCCTTTATTTTTATCAAAACATTACTTGACTTATACCCTGCCCGCCGTATATAATGCGGAAGTATTTTAAATCATACGGAGAATTACATGTCGATTATGAAGCAAGAAAAGACTAAGAAAGTAGAAGCTCGCGAATACACACGCGAAGAAAAGAATCGCGTTATCGAAAAGCTAACTACTGCTCGCGTTGGTCTTCTACTACGTCATCCATTTTTTGGCAATCTTGCAACTCGACTTAATCTTATTGATGCTAGTGACTGGCTTCCAACATTAGCAACTGATGGTCGTAACTTTTATTACAATGTCGGATTTGTCGACAAGCTAAAGCCCAAGGAAGCCGAATTTGGCTTTGCACACGAAGTTCTTCACAACGTGTTCGACCACATGGGTCGTTGCGAAAGCCGCGATAAAAAGCTGGCTAACATCGCAATGGACTATGCTGTTAATCAGATCTGCAAGGACGATAAGATCGGCGAATTTCCGAGCTTTATTAAAGTCTTCCAGGACAATAAGTATCGTGGTTGGTCTTTTGAACAGATCTACGACGAACTCTACGAAAAGGCAGACAAGATCGACATTAGTTCACTCGGTGACCTTCTCGACGAACACCTTGACGGCGATAGTGGCGACGGTGATAGCGATCAAGACGGCAATGGTCCGGTTCGTTACAGCAAGGAAGAGCTAAAGCAAATTCGAGACGAAATTAAGGAAGCTATGGTCAGCGCCGCTCATTCTGCAGGTGCGGGCAAGGTTCCTGCTGGTGTAGCTCGTCTTATCAAGGACTTTACCGAGCCTAAGATGGATTGGCGCGAACTGCTTCGTATGAACATTCAGAGCATTCTCAAGAGCAACTTTAGCTTTAGTCGTCCTAATCGTAAGAGTCAGATGTGCGGTGCTATCCTACCAGGAATGGTCAACGAAGAAACTATTGATGTTTGCTGCGCTGTTGATATGAGCGGATCTATTTCTGACAAGCAGGCCAAAGACTTCCTTTCCGAAGTTAAGGGCATTATGGACGAATATCAAGACTTTAATCTTCAGCTATGGTGCTTTGATACTCGAGTTTATAACTACGAGAAGTTTAGCGGAGACAATGCTGACGATATCATGAACTACCAAGTCAAGGGCGGTGGCGGCACTGACTTTGATGCAAACTACAAGTTCATGAAGGACAACGATATTGAGCCTAAGCGATTCATTATGTTCACTGACGGCTATCCTTGCGGTAGTTGGGGTGATGGTGATTATTGTGAATCACTGTTTATCATTCACGGCACAGAATCAATTGTTCCGCCGTTTGGCCAATACGCTTACTACAAGTAATCGTCAGGATAAATAAAGTAGGTATATAATGTCATTAACAAAAGGCTCAGTGAATCCGTTCAATGTTTTAGATGCAAGACGTCTATCTTACATCCCAAAGCATTTTGCTAAAATGACGTTGAATACGAACCGAATTGAGATGATAGACAAATGGGTCTACCAAAACTTAGACAGTAGATATGCTATTGTTAAAGGGTTAAAGGTAGACCACGATAATAAAGTAGTTCAGATCCACGAAATAGGTGTCGAGGTCGCTAAAGAACTAACTATTATGAGTCTTTCATGTCCATATTTAGACAAGAATGTATAGGAGATAAAATATGTCTAAGAAGCCTAAACAAATTGATGAAGGTCAGGTAACTGACACCGGTGCTATCGGCGGAGAAGAAGTAGCGCAGGCCCCTGAAC